CGGTTCGACTACAACCTTAACCCTGTCAGTTACACCGGCCAGTGAAAACTCAATCACCGTGACCTTCGACGGTGTAATGCAACACCACGATACCTATTCCCTGTCAAGTGCCGTAGTTACATTCGATACTGCCATCCCAACTGGTACTTCCGATGTGGAAGTCACAACGATTGCATCCCTAGACATTGGTGTGCCGGGGGATAACACAGTCGGCTACGATCAACTCGCACATATTGGTACAGCGAATCAGATACTAACCTCCAACGGCTCCGGCTCGGCCCCGAGTTACCAAGACCCTGCCGTTGATATTGGCCTTGTCATAGCGTTAGGAGCATAAAGAAATGGCAAACACTTTTAAGATGGTTTCAGCCGATATAGGTACATCGCTGGCAACTGTTTACACGACACCGAGTTCCACCACTTCAATAATCCTTGGATTTACGATTGCTAACGTCCACGCCACTACTGCCTCGTGGGTGACGGTGGCGATATACCAAAGCGGGGGTGGGTCAAATAGTGAAATGGTTCACCAGTTAAGCATTCCAATAAATGATTCATTCAATCCAATGGACGGCAAACTGGTTCTTGAAACTGGAGACTATATCCGGCTAATTGCAGAGAACGCCTCTTCATTGGAACTAACCCTTAGCTATCTGGAGATAACATAATGGCTGGTTTTATATCAGGTAATGCAACCCTATCGGAGGGGTCTGTTAGCACAGGCGCACTCGCAGATAATGCAGTTACCCTTGCAAAAATGGCTGGTGGGACTGACGGAAACCTCATTGGCATAGACGCTAGCGGCGACCCTGCTTATATCGCCACAGGTTCGGATGGAGACATTCTTACGTCCGGCGGAGCGGGTGTCGCGGCTGTGATGGAGGAGGCTAGTGGTGGTATACACACGTTTCTCAGCACAAATTCACCTTCTGGGGCAGCGACCACTGCGTTCACCACCACCGCCGATTTTTCATATGATTATGTGGATTTTGTATTCATCAACATGCAGGGTTCAGCTACACACGCAGCTTTACTGATGGAGGTATCGACGAACGGTGGTTCATCATATAGATCGTCAGCTTATAGGTATGGGATTGGGAGAATACGGGATGACTCATCAGGCTCGCAGGAATCTGCCGTAGGCAGCACATCTGCTTCCCGGATTCAGCTGACACACACTGAATTGGATATTTCCCCAACGACAGAGCCGGGGTTTGAGGGCACTATTAGACTATTTGACCCAAGTTCCAGTAACCAGCATCAGGGTTATATGCACGGCCTAATGACGCAAGCCAGTGCTGGTTCTCTTCAGTATTTCTCTGGAGGGTTCATCATAGATGCTGCTGAAAATATAGACGCGGTTAGGTTCAAATGGTCCACTGGCAACTTGACCGGGGACGTGCATATGGTAGGAGTTAATTATGCCTAGACACCATGACATTAGCGGGGTTTCTGTTCCGTTTACAGCCGAAGAAGAAGCGGCGCGTAACGCAGAAGAAGCGACTTGGGAATCAGAAAAGCCAGCGCGGGCGATGGTTAAACTTCGCACAGAGCGTAATGCGTTGTTAGCCTCAAGCGATTGGACACAGTCCCCTGACTCGCCGCTGGATGATGCCAAGGCTGAATGGGCAACGTACCGTCAGGAACTACGCGACCTTCCGGCATCAACTGAAGACCCAGCTAACCCATCGTGGCCTGAAGCGCCCGAGTAAATCGTATGGATAAAAAGTAAAGTGAGGGGGCCAAGCTAATGGCAACAACTAAAGTCAGCACCAAGCTACTAGAAACAGTCGGTATTGCCGAAGGTGGCACTGGTGCTACCTCTGCCAGTGCTGCTCGTACTTCATTGGGTATCGGTGCCGGTGGTGGCGGATGGCTAGGTGAATCAGGCAGTCCACTAGGCACTAGTGCTGATATCATTCGCCTTAATGAGCAAACCCTGAACAACGATCAGACCATGCTGGGAACGGACAACGGCTCCTGTACTGGCCCATTTTCAATAGCCTCCGGGGTGACGTTGACGATCTCATCAGGCGCGACCTTCAAGGTGATATAATGAGTACACTTAAAACAGATGCAATCGTAGCGGTCAGCACGAATGGTGATCTCAGCCTCGACGGGCTGGGTACAGGAGGAGTTAGCATTGCCTCCACTTTAAAAATGACTAAGGGTGGAGATATATCTTCAGCATCTCCCTTGGTAATAGACACAGACGGCAACTACTTCGACGTAACGGGAACCACTAACTTCTCAGCTATGACTGTGGAATCTGGTAACTTCTTCATGTTGCAGTTTGACGGTGCATTGACGATCACTCATGGCTCTGGCATTGAACTCCCTGGCGCGACCAACCTGACTACGGCCACGGGTGATAGGCTCATGTGCTACGCCACTGCGGCTGATACAGTTGAGGTTATGTCGGTGGAGACAGAGGCTGGTGGTGGTGGGTTTACGTTAGCTACAGAACAAGCAACCACATCGGGAAGTTCAATTACTTTTGGTAGCATCCCAGCCGGCGTAACCATGATCATCATCAATGTTGAGGATATGTCCACTACAGCCACAACGAATGTTGAAGTGCAACTTGGTGATGCCGGAGGGATAGAAACATCTGGTTATGATGGGTCTTGGCTCCTGGTACAAGTCACCGCTCAGCAAACTCAAACTTTTGGGACAGGATTTCAATTTATTGATACAGCCCAGAGTGAGGCCAATGATAGAACCCATATGCAGATGGTACTTACATTAAAAGACGCCGCTAATTTTACATGGCAATGTGGGTTTACTCTTGGTACGGGCCAACAGTCTTCTGTGGCTACCGGGTCTGGTGCTAAATCACTATCCGCTGAATTAACCCAAATTAAAATTATAACAGTCGGTACGTTTGATGCTGGCTCTGTCAACATTATGTACCAATAGGAGATAAGAATGTATTTATCCATTACGGGCGTCACTCCCGATAATAAGTTGGCAAAGTATCAGCCATTTGAATTGGAAGTGGATGCTGATAGCCATGCCACTGAATTCGGTGGGTTTGTAATCCCTGACCCCGGTGGAAATCAAGAGTTTTGGATTATCGACCAAGCTGCTAAGACTATTACACAAGATATAGTTGCCGAGACAGCTTCCAAAACCAAACACTCTTTGGCGATACTTCGTAGAGAACGTAACAAACAACTTGAGGAAAGCGATAAAGATGTCCTTCCTGACCGATGGCATTCAATGGACGCCGTGACACAGGAAAAGTGGGCAGACTACCGCCAGGAACTACGCGACCTCCCAGCTAATACCGACGATCCAGCTAACCCAACGTGGCCCGAAACGCCGTAATAGGAAACCGACATGAGTACAATCAAAGCTAACGCAGTAACGGGTTCCACCACCAACAATGACCTGGCCCTCACTGGTAATGGATCAGGAGTGGTGAAGATTGGTGATGGGGTTTTAAAGTTTCCAGATGCTGATGGTTCCGACGGGCAGTTTATAAAAACCGACGGCTCTGCACAGTTGTCGTTTGCGGAGGCTGGTGGTGGTGCTTGGAACCTTATTGGTACAGTAGTAGCTTCTACCAGCGCAACCTTAGATATCACTGGATTATCTGCCACTTACGATACCTATTATATTATTGCAAACGACTTGCATCCCGTTAATGACTGGCGTCGATAGCGGATCAACGGACTACGGGTGGTATTCTGATAAACAAACCACGAATACTGCTGAATCAGAATCCTCCTTGACCGGGGAAAGCGACAACGAAGCTGCTGAAATAGAGGTTGTTTTATTGTCGCAAATAGGTATCGGAAATCAAACGGATGAGGGCTTGTCTTTCAGGGCAACCCTATATAACGCTAGAGGTACTGGCACTTACCCTGCAATTACCGGGGAGTGGATAGCCGCTGATATGAATGCTGGTTCACTAAATGGCGGACACTTTTGGGGCCGAAGAAATTCCCGAATTACTACAGATCGTATTCAAATCTTATGGTCTACAGGCAATATTGCTAGTGGCCGTCTAACTGTATGGGGGTTGGCTCATGTCTAGATTTCATAATGTAAATGGTGAACATATCCAGTTCACAGCAGAAGAAGAAACCGCCCGTGACGTTGAAGAAGCGACTTGGGAAGCTAAAAGACCGGCACGGGCTATGGGCTCCCTTCGCAGAGAGCGTAACGATCTCTTAGTCTCAAGCGATTGGACCCAGTACAACGACTCGCCGTTGGACGATGAGGTCAAGACTGAATGGGCAACGTATCGCCAAGAACTCCGTGACCTTCCGGCAACCACAGACGATCCAGCTAATCCAACATGGCCCGAGCTAGGAAACCGATATGAGTACATTGAAATCAGACGCCATCACGGCGGTCACAAACGACACTGACATTACCATCACTGGGGCGGGAAGTGGTGTCGTAAAACTGGGCGATGGGGCGCTCAAGTTTCCAGATTCTGATGGGAGTGCTGGCCAGTTCATCAAGACAGACGGCTCTGCACAGTTGTCGTTTGCGGAGGCGACGAAACAGTGTATTGCCATTGCCTGTTCCGATGAGACTACAACGCATTTACCCTGACAGGCATCAAGGCAGGGTTAACAACCGCCCCGACAGGGTCTGTTGCCACCTTCGACGTAAATGAAGCTGGCTCAACGATTTTAACGACTAAGCTGACAATTGATATTGGCGAAAAGACTAGCGCCACAGCGGCGACTGCGGCGGTTATCGGTGGAGCCGGTCCAGCATTAGCAGCCGATGCGCTAATGACTGTCGATGTTGATGGCATAGGTTCCAGCACTGCCGGTGCTGGCCTCAAGGTTTATCTGATTGGTTACATCACATGAGCATCATCAACCCCTACCGCTATGCCGCGCCAGTGGAACAGAATTTCTACCAGGACATTGTAACCGCTGGCCTTACCTCTGGCCTTAAAGTGTGCTTGGACGCAGGGTCAATTATCTCCGTACCTGATGGGACTGCCCAAGATTGGATAGATCTATCAGGTAATATTGGGGCCGATCAATTCCATAGAGGTTCAACTTCGGGGGCTACTTCTAATGATCCAACCTTTGTAGGAACAGAGGGTAACCTTAGTTCTGGTGATTATTATTCTTTCGATGGCGCGGACATCTTTACCTATGGTGCAGCATCCGAGAGTTGGATGAACGCCCTTCATGAGGACTTGGCTAAGTTCACAGTCGTTATATGGCACTATCTTAAACCAGCCGGTGACGATCAGACTATCCTATCTACTACTGATATGGAGCAAACAAGTAACGGAGTAGGGTTTGTTCATCAGGGCACGGAGCAGTGGACTTCTAATATTCACCATAGTGGTGGCATAAACATGACTACTAGGGTTCATGTCAATTCATCAGATACAAATGTTTGGCACTTTTCTGCGGTTTCAATAAATGAGCCGGGGGGCGCTGGCTCCGGGTTTCTCTATGAAGATGGAAACTACGCACCTGTTTCTGGCCCTAACGATACATTTGACGCTAACTATAGTTCTCCTGGCACAGGAGCGCCGTTAGGGCCAATGGTTCTAGGTGGTGAAGTAAACCTCGCAGAGCGTTTCATTGTTAGTGGAGGTCGTATGGCTGGTGTTATGATCTGGGAAGGTTCTTTCCTTACGAAAGCTAATCTCGATACGCTTTGGGCAGCACAAAAGGGAAGGTTTGGGCTATGACTTATTACCTCGTATGTCCCGCTAACCGAGAGACGGCTTTACGCAATCTGTACGCTGCTAGAGGTGTTCGTAGTCCCACTGATATGCCTGACGAGGATGAGCAGATTGGTGTTATGGTGCGGGAGGTTAGCGTTGCTTTAGGAGGGCAGGGACGAATCATTACTGGAACATCCAGGGCCAACAGTAATGATATGATTGCTCTTCTTGCCGTAGCCGCACCCTGGTTGGAGATTGTCGAAGAATGGCCTTCAGATTGGCTCTTCCAGCCGGAGGAAGGGGAATGAGCGACCACCGCCGCCGCAATGACGAAAAGCTGTACGAAAAGCTACGCCGCGACCTTGATGTCCTGCCAGATGACCATGCTGATATTAAGACAGTTAAAGTAACATTGAAGGCCACAAAGACAAGGATGGTAGCGAGGGCGAGATAATTGATATAAGCCATTACTTATGTTACAATAGAGTATGTTAAGGAGAATTATATAATGTCATCTTCACCGTCAGACTTAATTCTATTTGAAAAGCAGGCTTCAGGCGAGAACTCGGGTTCTTGGGGTACTAAGGCCAACACTGCCATGAGCCGGTTGGAAGAGGCGATGCATGCCATCACCACTATCACCAACACCGGTAGTACATATACCCTAGACGATACTCAATACCAAGAAACTTCTGGTACCACAGCAGCTAGCCACTGCAAGGTCATCAAATGCACAGGCACTCTAGTTGCTACCCTGAACTTGGTTGTCCCTGCTAGAACCCACACATACTGGGTCTGGAATGCTACCGGTGGGTCTTATGATACGACCATAAATATCTCTGGTGGTACAGCCATAACTATCCCTCAGGGATTTATCATGGGCATCATTGCAGACGGCACCAACTGCGAAGCCCTTACCCCTCCCTGCTCGGTGGCAGGTCAGCAAATCCTGTTAAATGATATAAACATGAGTACCTTTGGCCTGGATGATGCCAATGGTAATCAACTGGTTACATTCACCACGGTCTCTTCTGCTGTCAATGAAATTGACGTATCTAATAACTCTACCGGCAACAACCCGATCATCGCAGCCACTGGTGGTGACAGCAACATCGGCATAAACCTTATTCCTAAGGGAACGGGGGTCATCCAAAATAATGGTACCGCTATGCTCATTGCAGGTAAACAGACCATTTGGATTCCTGCTGCTGCTATGACGCCTACTGCTAGTAGTGGATGTGCGCCATTAGCTGCAACTGAGACTACAGCAGGTCGGCCTGACATGTCTACTCTAGACTTTGATGCCAGCACAAAGGAAAATGTTCAGTTCCATATTATGTTCCCTAAAACATGGAATAGGGGTACCATTACCTACCAAGTTAGTTGGACTACGACAGCTACGGATACAGATGGAGTAGCCTGGACCATGCAAGCTGTAGCCTGTGCTAATGATGACACCATTGACGTTGCATATGGAACTGCTGTAGTAGTCACTGACGATAATTTAAGCGCAGCTGAAGACGTTTTAATTACTTCAGAAAGTGGTGCGCTGACCATTGCAGGCTCCCCAGCTGCAGACGAAATATGCTTCTTCAGACTGTCTAGAGATGTTACAAATGGTAACGATGACATGACTGAAGATGCTCGTTTGTTGGGAATTAGAATGTTCTTTGTTACAAACACAGAGGATGACACATAATGTTCTATGGTCAATATATTGGCTTTGGAGCAGGAGCAGTGGCTATCGCTACTGCAGGAAGCGGAACGAATTATTTTGGTGATGACACTGATGGCGCTGTCACTATATCCACCAATGTTAGTGAGTCTGTTACCCAAGACAGTGGTCTTGTCATTAAACACTATACCACTTTAACCATTGATTCTGGCAAAACCCTTACCACTGATAATCGGTGTCAGTGTTTCATGATCTATGTATCAGGTAATTGCATTATCAACGGAACAATTAGTATGACAGATCGTGGAGCCAATGCTATTGCTTCTGAGGAACTCAACATCTTTCGGGCCCTCTCTGGTGGGTCTAGCACTGATGACGAAACTCCTAACAGCACAGCTTTTCCTGGTGAGCTTATGGTCGGTAAAGTGGGTGCCCGCAACGAATACGAATCTCCAATTGTTGGTGCTGCCGGTGGAGCCGCCCAAGAAACAGCAGCAAACGGTAATCCTGGAATAGCAGGAACAAGTGGTCAGACTGGTGGTGGGGGCAGTGGTGGTGGAAATGGGAGTGGTTCAAAACTAGGTGGTGCTGGCGCTGCTGGTACTGCTTTCTGTGGAGGTGCTGGTGGAGGTGGTCAGGGTCACGGGTGGAACAGTATTTGGTACGCAGGTGAAGCGGCCTTTGCAAATGGAGGCGCGGGCGGTAAGGGAGGTAACGGTGGAGGTAATGCTAGTTCGGGTGGCGGCGGGGCCGGTAACGGTGGAGGAGCAGCTGGTTCGGGGGCCTCGGGAGTTGGATTGAGTGGCTCCGCTGGTCAACCGGGATGTGGAGGAACCATCTTCCTAATTGTAGGCGGCGACCTTACATTTGGAGCTAGTTCTACTATTACAGCAGACGGTAATTCTGGTGGACAAGCCGGACAAGGAACCACGGGAGCCCCTGGCAGTGGTGGAGGCGGTTCAGGTGGAGGCTCCATTACTGTGCTTTACGGTGGTACCCTAATAGATAGTGGTGTTTCAATTACCGCAACTGGTGGTGCAGCTGGCATTAAGGGTCCTTTATCGGACAGTTATACTGGAGGTACTGGGGGTAACGGTTCAGTTACTGGACCTGTCCAGATAAATGCAGCATGACATACACTACAATCATGCCATTGCCAGGAGTTTTTACGGATATTGATGAGTACACAGCAGGTACTCATTGGATAGCTACAGACAAGATACGATTTGATCAGAGTGGATTACCGGAGAAAATTGGAGGCTGGACTAAATTTGATAGTGCTAAGGTAGCTGGTACTGCTCGCACACTACACGACTGGCGTGAACTAGATGGCAACGTCAACCTTGCAGTGGGAACTAACTGCGCCCTTTATATATACCAGGGTGGAGTACAATACAACATCACCCCTGTGCGCTCTGCTGGCAATAATATAACTACTACACCGTTCACTTCTGTCGATGAAGACTTTACAGTGACAGTAGCTGATACCTCTCATGGCGCTTCAACCGGGGACTTTGTGTTCTTCACTCTTGGTGGTACTGATCCCAAAGTTTTTAATGGGGTGACTATAGCCGGAGCTACATGGTACACACTCATTAAAGTTGATGATAACTCTTACACTATTGAGTCAAGTACAGTAGCCACTTCCTCTGGCACAAATTCTGCAGCTGGTACTGTAAGTGCTGACTACTCTCTAGTCTGTGGACCTGCACAAACCACAGCTGGACTAGGTTGGGGCGCTTCAACCTGGAACGAAAGTGGTACCACTTGGAACACTGCACGAACTTCGTCTACTATATCTCTGACCATGCAAGTATACTCCTTAGATAATTGGGGAGAAGATTTATTGTCATGTCCAGTTGGAGGAATTATTTATACCTGGGATGCTTCATCGGCTCCTTCTACTAGCAATGTTGCAACAGTCTTATCTGGTGCTCCTTCACAAGTTAACCTAATGGGAGTATCTCCAGACAGGTTCACTATTGCCTTTGGAGCCCATGATGGTTCGGCCTATGATCCTCTTTTAATTGCCTGGAGTGATCAGGAAAACAATACTACTTGGACACCTTCAGCCACTAATCAAGCTGGCAGCAAGAAAATAGAAAGCGGCACTAAAATCATGGCTTGGGAACAAGCTGCAAGACAAATACTAATTTTTACGGACGAGAGCATGTGGGGAATGCAGTTCCTGGGCCCCCCTTTCGTATTCTCCTTTCAAGAATTAGGCACGAAGTGTGGAGCAGCGGGTCCAAATGCCGTAGCGTCTCTTGGTGGCATCACGTATTGGATGAGTACTAACAACTTCTTTACATATGATGGAGCAGTTAAAATTCTTCCCAGTACTGTACGAGACTTTGTCTTTGATGGATTAGATGCATCTCAACTTGAACAAGCCTTTGTTTCTACTATAAAGGAGTTCAATGAAGTTTGGTTCTTCTATGCATCCTCAGGTGCTTCAGACGTAGATAGGTATGTAGTATTTAACGACCATAGCAAAGTATGGTATACTGGCACATTAGATCGATTGGCTTGGATGGATACAAACTTACAGACAAAGCCCATCGCAGTTAACGCTGCAGGCCAACTGTACTTCCAAGAAGAAGGCTCCGATGATGACGGTTCAGCCATGACTGCTTTTTGTGAGACAGGTGCATATGAATATAATGAAGGCAACTCAATGGTATTTCAGGATAAGGTGGTACCTGCATTTAAAAGCATGACAGGGACTATGACATTTACCACCTATGCCAAACAATATCCGAACTCTACTGAACGCAGCAAGTCTCGCTCGGTTACATCTTCAACTAAGTTTATTCGGCCCCGTATGCGAGGTCGTCAATTTAGGTTTAAATGGCAAACGTCTGACTTAGGCAATGCATGGACAATGGGTAAGTGGAGAGCTAACCCCCAAGTTGATGGAGACAGATAGTGGCACAATCTAAACCTGGAGCACTAAATAGGCCAGTATATCCTGACTTTGGTGAGGAGTATGATGGACATAAACTACGGCAAATGGCAGAGTCATTACGCTTGCGAGATCAAACCTCTCCAGTAGTGCCTATTAGTAAAGGCTGGGTTATGACTAATAAGACTATTGATCGGGTGCTAAATGCTGATTCCACCTCCACAGCGGAACTGGCTGATGTACTAGCCACCCTAATCGATGACCTTAAAGCCGCTGGCTACCTAGCAGGTAATGTATAATGGTATTCTCCCCCTACGGAAATAAGTTTGAGAGGGCCCCTCAGCTGGTGCCTGCTGATGCTCCTGGCCTCATGGCCCTAACCAATGCGTGGCATATGCGTAGGGGTAAAGACCCACGCCAGTATGAACTGGGCCCCCAGAATCCTGAGAATCCGTACGCTACTAAACAGGTAGCATCCCCGGCTGGGATAGGGGCAGCTCGCATGGTACAGCAGGCCGCTCCTCCTGGTGAGCAGTTGGCCTACATCAACCCTCAGGAAGCTCAAATGCTTAAGCAGGCGGGCGGGTCTGGCAGAAGGGATAATAATCCGTTTGGGATTATGTCGTTTGACTCTTTTGATATAGACGATAATCTCTCCCCCCAAGAAGAAAGAGACAACTTCGAAGAAGATTACTATACTGATGAGAGTCAGGAGGAATTTATTCCAGGAAGTTCAAGTGACCCCTTTGCTGATCTGTATACCCCTAAAGGTGATAAGTACGGTTACGGCTCATGGAGCACCACCAACTTATCTCCTAAAGATAAGTATACCCTAGACCGACTTATCTCAGGCAAGGGTCCAGACCAACCAGGCCAACAAGGTGGTGATTTAGGAGTGGATAGTACTAGCCTAACTGAGTCTCCAAAAACCACATCCCTCAGACGAGAAGAAATGCAACTAGCCATAAAAAATAAGGCCGCTTATGATGCCGGTATAGCCAGCGGAAAGCCCGGCTGGTGGGATAATACTACATACTCCCCAGCTGTCCGCTCAGAAATTGAAGCCTATGCAGCTGGAGAAGAAGAGCCCGCCCTTGAATCCTCGTCATATAAAAAGACCACCTACGGTGACGTAGGATTTTGGGGAACGCTGGCTGATTTCTTTATTCCCGGTGTCTCGGTTTCAGAGGCTCATGATGTAACACCAACTGATGCTAAAGGGTTTCAAACCTACAACCCGGAACCCTTCAATGAGTGGAGCCCAGCTCTTGGTATTGCTGGCCTGCTGGGTATGGTGACTGGTATACCGTTTGAAACTATGCTGGGCGCGGTTGGCGTGGGACCAAAAACCATGAAGACTGACTACCTCGCAGAGATGGGCGGTGACTTGGCTGATACTGTGACAGGTATGTTTAAGAATAATACCCAAACAGGATTAC